ATTGGTCGAATTGAAAATTAAACTTTAACTTTTGTGTAAGATCCTGTTCCTGCGAAAGCATATCATAAAGATCAGATTGTTCAAGTGGTTTTCCCGTCAAAATAAATTGAGGGAAAGTGTTCATATGTTTCCATATAGCCTTCTGTAAAGGTTTTGCTAAAAAATAGTGCAAAGCCTGACCAGTGGTTATAATACGAACCTTAAGTGGTTCGACTAATGGAATAACTGAACAAGAAAGAGGACCTTCTTGTCCTTTAACCGCATGAATTATCTTAAACATGATATCTTTTGGAACATATTCACCATACAAACTTTCCGTATGTAAAGACTCATTTATGTGGATTGAATGAAGGGGTGTCTCGATTTTCTTCATAATATCGAGAAGGACCCAATTAATTTCCTGTGAATCTTCTGGAAGGAACCCTGGAGTGTGGATGTCAACAAAAGATTGTTGGATTTCACGAAACTGCCCACCACGACTGGCAGACAATTCATAAGAGGCAGAGGTACTTGGGGTAGTAATTTTATAAAGTTCATTTATATCGAACTTAAACCCACGAGCTATCTCGTTAATCTTATTCTTGAAATCCTTCTCAAAAGAGAATTCATTTGTAAATTTTTCATCCACAGACCAGGACTCACCCAAAGTCATAGGAATCTTCATTTCATTACGAATAATTTCTGAATTCGGTAACCGATTCAGCATTATTGCGTGTTTAATGAGAGATTTTAATACATACGAGGGTGGCACAGTCAAAGTTGCACGCTTAACACCTTGTAAAATACCTTGAAAGAACCGAGAATTAATCTCATTCTTATCATCTATACAGGCCCTTAAGACCCGACGGAGGTTTCCTTGAAAGAACAAATTTCGTTCAATAGGGAACCCGTCTGGAACAGGTGGCATGTCCTCTTGCTCCATATATGAGGCAATTGGATAGACTGTTAGGTATTTGGCATAAGGTACAAACTGACCATGGGAAAGATTACCAAGCCATTCAAAAGCAGAAAGAATATTATTGAAAGAGTTGATTTTATTTATATCAAAACGATCAAATAAGACTTCTAAATAACTTATAAAGAAGTAAACTGCTGAATGGGATGAGGGGTAATCTAAACAAAAGAAAAT